GCCCGGCTCTTTGCGCAAGGCTATGGGCGTGAAGAAGGGCGAGAAGATCCCCGCTGGGAAGCTCGCCGCTGCGGCCAAGAAACCCGGCAAGATGGGCAAGCGCGCCCGTCTTGCCCAGACCTTGAAGAAGATGGGCTGAGCCATGAAGATCGTCGTCGAGATAGATCCTTCTGAACTGTCGAAGGGCATCAATCAGGTGTCCTACACGGAGGGTGCCATTCTTGAGGTGCCTGACGAGGATGAGATGGAGGATCTTCTCGAAGACGAAGAGGAAGACGAGGAGGAGGAGGACGAGGACGAAGAGTTCGAGTGTCCTCCTGCTACTCAAGACCCTGAGATGAACGCGGAAAACCGGCAGTATGCTATCGACGAGTATAGCTACGGCCCTGCGATCAAGGGCTGGGAACAGAAGAACTCGAAGTGCGGCATTTGCGACTACTTCAACGTCAAGGCTGACATGATGTCGTGCATTTCGAGCGGCCTTGGCTTGGAAGATGGTGTTGGCTACTGTGAGCGCCTTGCGTTTGTGTGCTCCGCTGAGAACATCTGCAATGCCTATGAGCCCGGTGGACCCATTACCGACTATGATGACATGGACGATAATGAGGCCATCGAGGGTGGTATGAAGGATGTTTTCTGATTCTGTCAGAAAGAACGAGGTTGGGGCAGGGATGCTGGGTGTCTGCCAGCTTCCCCCTCCCAGAACTGGCGGTGCTTGCGTTCCTCTAAGCCTCCCCGAGTTGAACGCTCCCTGCCCCAACACCCTTTGGGAGATGAAGAATGGCGATTGAACCTGATGTTGGCCCCGGTGGCCTGCCCATGGAAGTGATCCAGAGACTCGTTGACGAGGCTCAGGGCGCTCCTGTGGATCTTGTTGAGTTGCCTGAGAGCCCGAACGTGCTCCAGATGGAAGACGGCAGTGCCATTGTGGGCGAGATCATGGACGAGGAGCCCATGATTGACGTCCCGTTTGACGGCAATTTGGCTGATGCCGTTGACGACATGGACCTTGGCCGCATTGCGTCTGAGCTTGTGGGTCGCATTGAGGACGATCTTGCCTCTCGCGAGGAGTGGGAAGAGACGTATCGCGAGGGCCTGAACTATCTGGGCATGAAGTATGAGGAGCGCACGGAGCCTTTTGAGGGTTCGAGCGGCGTTGTTCACCCTGTTTTGGCCGAGGCTGTTACGCAGTTTCAGGCTCAGGCGTACAGGGAGTTGCTTCCGGCGGGTGGCCCGGTTCGTGTGGACGTTGTTGGCGCGCAGAGCGAGCAGCTTATGAAGCAGGCTGAGCGCGTCAAGGAGTACATGAACTACCAGATCACCTACGAGATGGAGGAGTATGATCCTGAGATGGATCAGATGCTCTTTTATCTCCCGATTGTGGGCTCGACGTTCAAGAAGGTGTACTTCGACCCGCTGAAAAACCGCGCGATGAGCAAGTTCGTGCATGCGGAAGACCTGATTGTGCCCTATGGGGCGACGGATTTGGTCACTGCGACGCGGATTACGCACCGGATCGTGATGGATGCGAACGAAATCCGCAAACTTCAGCTTGCTGGGTTCTACCGCGACATCGAATTGCCGACTTCGACCTATCCTGACGTCGATATGACGGGGGTGAAGGAGGCTGTGGACGACATTCAGGGCGTTTTGCCGGGGAATGCGTCAACTGACCTGACTATATACGAGGTTCACACCGATCTGGACCTACCCGGGTTCGAGGATGTGGACGAAAATGGCGAAGAAACTGGCCTGAAGCTGCCGTACATCGTCACGATCCTCAAGGAGACGAACAAGGTCCTTGCGATCCGGCGAAATTACGAGGCTGAGGACGCTTTGCGGCGTCAAAACCAGTATTTCGTCCACTACAAGTTCCTCCCCGGCCTTGGTTTCTACGGCCTTGGGCTGACGCACATGATTGGTGGCCTTGCGAAGGCTTCCACGTCGCTCCTGAGGCAGCTTATCGACGCTGGGACGCTGTCCAACCTGCCCGGTGGCTTCAAGGCCAAGGGCGCGCGCATTGCGCAGGACGATACGCCAATCCAGCCGGGCGAGTTCCGCGATATTGACATCGTGAGCGGCGATTTGAGGGGCGCTCTGATGCCTCTGCCGTTTAAGGAGCCCTCTGCTACGCTCTACAACCTTCTCGGCACTCTTGTGGACGCTGGGCGGCGCTTTGCTGCCATGGCTGACATGAAGATTGGCGAGATGGGCGGCGAAACGCCTGTTGGCACGACCATGGCGATCATGGAGCGTGGCACGAAGGTGATGTCGGCGATCCACAAGCGGCTGCACTACTCGCAAAAGATCGAGTTCAAGCTGCTTGCGCGGATCTTCTCGAAGACCCTTGAGCCGTATCCCTACATGCCTTCGACGGAAGTTGGACCTGAGATCAAGGCTTCCGACTTTGATGGGCGTGTGGACGTTGTGCCGGTCAGCGACCCGAACATCTTCTCGATGGCTCAGCGGATTGCTCTGGCGCAGACGCAGTTGCAGCTTGTGCAGTCGAACCCGCAGATCCACGGCGGTCCGCAGGGCCTCTACATGGCCTACCGGAAGATGTACGAGGCTCTGGGGGTCAGCAACATCGACTCTATTCTGCCGCCTCCTCCGCGTCCGCAGCCGATGAATGCTGCGAAGGAGAACCAGATGGCGCTTCAGGGCGGGATGCTTCAGGCGTTCCCGCAGCAGGACCATCAGGCCCACATGACGGCGCATTTGGCGATGATGTCCACGCCTGCCGCGCAGATCAACCCGGCTGTGGTTGCATCCTTGCAGGGGCACATTCAGGAGCACATTGGCATGCTTGCTGAGGGCATTGCCCAGCAGCAGGTTCTGGCCAAGTATCCGCCTGAGGTCGCTCAGAACCCGCAGGCGATGCCGATGATACAAGCTGAGATCGAGCGTGCGGCGGCGCAGATCATCGCGCAGCTTACGGAGCAGTTCACGCAGTCTGTGACGCCTGCTCAGCAGCAAGATCCGCTTGTGATGATCCGCCAGCAGGAACTGGCGATCAAGGAGCAGCAGATCCAGCAGGATGCGCAGGAAACGGCGATGAAGATGGCCGCTGACGCTGAGAAGGAGCGCAACAAGGTTCTTGTTGCCCAGCAGCGCATTGACCTGCAAGATGAGGCTACACAAAAACGAGCAGACGTCGCGAGGGAACGCATTCAGGCACAGAAAGACATTGCCCAGATGAATGCGAGAATGAGGGGAGCACGCTAATGGTTTCGTCCATCTACGCCAAAATCGCTGAGCTTATTCGTAGCGCCAAGAGGGAACGCCATGCCGCTGAAGAAGGGATCGAGCCAAAAAACGATCAGCAGCAACATCAGCAAGTTGCGGTCGGAGGGGTATCCGCAGGAGCAGTCAGTAGCGATAGCACTGTCCACAGCGGGGAAGTCCAAGCCCGAGGGCCGAAAGGCCGGTTCGCCCCGAAAAGCGCAGCCACGCCCGCAAAAGAAAATGGGCGGGGGAATCGTAAAAAGGTTCAGTAAGATCGCCAAGCCGCAGAGGTTTGAGGGCGTATTCTAAAAACGCCCATACCTTCTTGCATTCTCCGCAAGTTTGTATAGTTTGCTTGCGGGGGATGTATCATGGATGCGTTAAATCTGGCACAACACCTGTTGAAGACGCTGCGCGAGCGCAAGGCTCGCGTTGGCGAATCGCTATTGGCTGGCGGCGTGACATCCATGGAAGAGTACCGTTTCGTGATAGGCCAAATACGCGGCATGGCCTACGCGGAAGACGAAATACGCGCCGCGATGAAAGGCATGGAAGAGGAAGATGACTAAGAAGCTCTTCGTTCCTGACCACGTTATGCGCAAGATGGCGCAGCGTGAAGCAGGGGCAAGCAGACCACTGGATCTTGCCCTTGGCGTTGAAGATCAAGAGGAAAACAAGAACGAGAGCGATCCGTCGAAGTTTGATGGTTCGGTTCTGGACAGATTGCCGCAGCCAACAGGGTATCGGCTTCTCATCATCCCCTACTACCCTCCTGAGAAGACAAAGGGCGGCGTTTATATTCCCGATTCGACCCGAGAACGGGAGTCATTCGCCACTGTTGCGGCCTATGTTGTTCGCCTTGGCCCCGATGCGTACACCGACCCGAAGAAGTTTCCCTCTGGCCCATGGTGTCAGGATAAAACGTGGATTCTTATCGGAAGATATGCCGGAAGTCGGTTCAAAGTTGATGGATTGGAGGTAAGAATCATAAACGACGATAACGTCATCGCCACAATCCTTGACCCAACCGACATTTCGTATGTATAATGTGAAGCATGGAGAGCAGAATGGCTGAGGCCCAGAAATACGAAGTTGATGACGACGACGAGAATATCGTCGAGGTCGATGCTGGCGAGGAAGACGCTGGCCCGAAGTCTGTTGTCGATGAGGCTGACGACGACAGCGGCAGTGAGATCAGCAACTACAGCGAGAGCGTCCAGAAGCGCATCAACAAGCTGACGCAGAAGCGGCGTCAGGCGATTGAGGAAGCTCAGGCTGCGTATCAGTATGCACAGCAGGTTGCGGCTGAGAACGAGGCCATCAAGCGCAAGCTGGCGCAACTCGATCAGGGCTATGTGACCGAGTATGAGACGCGCGTGACGTCTCAGGAGATGCAGGCCAAGCGCGCGCTGGCCGAAGCGCATGAGGCTGGCGATTATGAGAAGATCGCCGATGCCCAGTCCGCGCTTGCA